CGATGCTAACGTGGTACAATACTAGCGGCGAGATATTCGTTTACGGCTTTGCTCCACAGGATGGTTTAAATAAGGGCAAAATTAAGGAGATGTACGTTTTGCCGTCTAACTATGTCGAGTTAGTGGCTGGCAGTTTATTTGAGCCTGTGAGAGGCTATAAATTGATAATTGGAGACCAGAACATTGAGATTCCAGCCGACCAAGTATTGCATATTAAAACCACAAATCTAACTTGGGATTTGAATGGCGCTCAACTTCGTGGAATGCCTCCACTCTTGGCTGGATTAACAACATTGCAAGCTAACAACGAAGCGACAGAGGCAAAGCAGAAGACTTTCCAGAATGGAGGAGCGAAAGGAATTATTTCTCCGAATATCACAAACCCTGAGTTCTGGCCATCGCCTGATCAGCGGGCAAAGATGGATGAGCGGATTGATGAGAGGATAAACGGTAATAAGAACCTAAATAAGATTGTAGCGTCTTCGATTCCGTTGCGTTACGATGCAATTGGATTGAGTCCTGTTGCCATGGACATCATTAACTCTCAGAACATGGATTTGCAAACTCTTTGCGGTCTTTGGGGAGTTAATCCAGTTTTGTTTACTTCAAACGCAACCTATGCCAATTTGGAGGGCGCACAGAAGGCTTTGGTTACCGATGTTATTATGCCGCAGTTGCAAATGATTGAGGAGAAGTTTACGCAATGGCTAGGCAAGTCTTACGGCATGGATTATGTGATTGACTTTGATATTTCATCGTTCTCAGAGTTACAACCAGATGTTCAGGTGATTTTAGAGACGTACGGTAAATCACCGTACTTTACAGGAAACGAAGTTAGAAGCTTATTGAACTGGCACGCGAGCGAAGACCCAGCAATGGATGTACATTGGATACCTAGCAACGTGATTCCAAGCGATGAGGCACTTGGGAATGCTGCAACGGACTTTGTGGACTTCCAAGCATAAGAAATGAATAAAATAAATTACTCTAAGGTTAGAAGGTCGGCTCAAGCTGATTTGAAGAAATACGAGCGCCTTGGAGTAAAAATATTTACCGAGGCATTGAAGGAACAGGCAAAGCCAGTTGTGCCGTTATTGCCGATGCAAGATGCTTATGTAAAGTTTTATCAAGCTGTATTTGTTGATTCTGCGACTAAAGAGTTTAATCGGATTCGTCAGGACAATAGAGAGAAGAAGTTTTTGCCAGATAATTTTTTTCTTAGCACTTGGCTTGAGTTTATAAAGAACTGGGTAATTGTTAATTTAGGTCAGCTAATATTTGATGTAACGGATACTAGTCAAAAAAAAGTTAATGAGATAGTTGCTCAAGGTATTGAGGATGGATTAACACCTAGACAGATTGAAGAGTTGTTGATTGAGCAGATTCCTGATATCAAGAGAGCTAGGGCAATCGCTAGGACTGAAGCTACAAGGGCATACAACGAAGGCAAGAAGCGTTCCGCAGAGGATTGGGCAAGGCAAACAGGAACTCAGCTTTGGAAGATATGGATTCATGGAGGTGCAAAGGAGCCAAGGATTCAGCACATTCAAGCACAGAATAAACCGAAGAGATTTGATCAGCCTTTTGTTTTTTTTACCAATGGAGTTGAGGTATTGATGGATAAGCCTGGAGATTTAAACGGAGGAGCTGCTCAAACTATAAACTGCTCATGTGTAGTGGTTTACGTTTCAGAATCTTATGCTAGAAGGTATTTTAAGGATACTTTTGTTCTTTAGGCAGTTTTGTTTGTTAATTTTATTTATTTGTATATTTGCTTAAACGAATAAGCTATGTTACTAAAGGGACTTAATCAGGGATTTGCAGATAGCGATATGAAGCAAGGTATTGTTTCAGGTTATTTTGCCGTTTTCGGTAATAAGGATCTCGATGGCGATGTAATTGAGCCAGGAGCATTCACCAAGACAATCCAAGAGCGAGGGCCACAAGGAAAGCAACTTATTAAGTATCTTTTGGATCACGATAAGACAAAAGTTGTCGCAAAAATGATGAATCTTTACGAAGATCAGAAAGGCCTTAGATACGATGCTAAAATCGGTAGTCATAACATGGGTCAGGACTTTCAGAAGATGGTTGAGAGCGAACTTATTAACCAACATTCTTTTGGCTTCCGTACAATTAAAGAGCAATTCGATCAAGAGTCGAAATCAAACAGAATTAAAGAGGTAATGATGTACGAAGGTAGTGCGGTGCAATTTCTAGGCGCTAATCCAGAAACTACCTTTATCGACCTTAAAAGTGAGGAAGATGCATTCGAGTATTTAACTAGACTTGAGAAGTTTGTAAAAACTTCAGATGCAACTGACGAAACACTAGAGAAACTAGAAAATCAACTTAAATCACTTTTGGAATTTCTAAAGCCAGCCGAGCCTACTTTGGAAATTAAAGAAGCCGAGCCTGTAGATATAATTACAATTAACGAACTTAAAAAACAATTTGAATCATGGAAAATCTAACAATCGATGCCGTTAAAGCGGTAATCGCAGAAGCTGGCGAGGCTCTAAAGGCAAAAGCAAGCAATGCAGAAGTAAAAGCCAATGAGGCTTTCGAAAAGGCTGAAAGCCTACTTAAGTCTTTGAATGGTGTAGTAACCAAAGAAGAGGCAGCAGAAATGCAAAAGCAACTTGATAAGTTGGACATTGCAATGCAAAAGAATGCAGTTGACAAAGAGGTAAGTGCTGAAGATTTCAAAAGCGCTTTCATGAAAGCTTACGAGCCAGTAAGAGCAGAAATCGAAAGATTGAAGTCTGAGCCTAACGCTCGTCTAAAGGCTCCTTTGGTATTCGAAATCAACGAGAAAGCAGTTGGAACTATTACTCTAGCTTCTACAATCGCTAACGAAGCTTCTTCTGGACAAGTAACTATTTCTGAGTTCACTGGTGTTGTTTCTCCTATCCGTCAGCGTTTGTTGACTTACCTTGCTAACGCAAGTGTTGGAGCAATCGGAACTCAGTATGCAGTATGGGTTGAAGAGTACGATCAGGAGGGAACTCCAGTAATGATTGGTGAAGGTGTTGAGAAGACTCAAATCGATGTTCAGTACAAAGAGCAGAGAGCTAAGGTTGAGAAAATCGGTGTACACATGAAGGTTTCTATGGAAATGTTGGAAGATGCTGCTTACTTGGCTTCTTACATCCAATCCAATGGTGTTAAGCGTGTTGAGACTGTAATCGAGAACCAATTGTTTACCGGTAACGGAACTTCTCCTCAGCTTGCTGGTTTGCTTTCTAAGTCTACCACTTTCACTGGTGGATCAATGGCTGGTGGTGTTGAGGCTGCTACTAACTGGGATGTTATCCACGGAATCATCGCTCAAGTAAGAGCTGCAAACGGAACTGCTACTGGCGTATTCGTTGAGACTGGACAGTATCACTTGATGCTTTCTGAGAAGGATGCTGATAAGCAGTATATCTTGCCAGCTGGCGTTACTTTCAACGCACAAGGTGGAATTTCTGCTTGGGGTGTAAACATTATCCCAACAAACGCTTTGACCGGAACAGCTGCACAATTTGTAGGTGGTGACCTTTCTGTTATCAACGTACGTTTGAGAAGCGGTTTGCAAGTAGCTATTGGAGAGTCTGGCGATGACTTCATCGACAACTTGAAGACTGTAAGAATCGAGCAGCGTTTGGTGCAGTTTATCTCTGCTAACGATACTCCAGTATTGGTTAAGGGTGTATTCTCAACTGCTAAGGCTCTTCTTGAGACTACCTAATATTTAGTTTGTGTTTTGTGTTTAGTGTTAAAAGGGCGGGAAATTTTCCCGCCTTTTTTTGTTTAACTAGTTCAAAATCATTTACTTTAAAATAAATTATAAGATATGGCAACATTTACGATGTGTAAGCCTCAGAGATGCAAGCTGAAACTAACTTGCGAGCGATACACGGCAAAGCCTAACGAGGCACAAATTTACTTTGAGAATGAGCCAAGCAATCCTGATGGTACTGCTTGTGAAGTATATTTTAAGAAAAATTGTAAGCCTTGCGGCGAAATCTAAAAACCAAAATATGAATATTAGCGAAGACGATTTCCTAAAAGCGGAAATTCAGAATTTTAATTTAACATTTGACAATCCAGACTTTGTAGCGTTGGCTCAAGAGGTTGCCGACTATTGCAAAAAGTTTAAACCCGAAAGCGTGTTAGACTTTGGATGTGGAACTGGCGTTTACTCGGAGGTTCTGAGACAAAATGGTTTTGATATTACTGCTCAAGACATTTTTAAGTCTCATAGAGATTATTGCAAGGAGAATTACCCAAAGTTAAAGGTATTGCAAAAGCCAAAGCAAGCAGATTTAATGTTATGGATTGAAGTTGCCGAACACATGACCGACGAGGAAATAGCAAAGGCTTTAAAGGCGGTTAATCCAAAGTATATACTGTTCTCTTCAACTCCTGAAACGACAGATTTTGACGCTGATTGGGGACACATAAATATTAAACAAGAGAAAGAATGGATTGCGATGTTTAAAGCATTAGGATATAAATTAATTGAGAAGCCAAAAACACCAACACAATGGGCGCTCACGTTCCAAAAAATCTAATTTACTTTATTTACTACGGCGGAAAGATTACGCATTACCACAGACTTAATTTAAGGCTATTAAACAAGTACTGGAGCGTCTTTAATGGTAAAAAGGTAGTCAAGGTTGCAATTGATGGTAAAGCTTTCCTAGAGCCGTTAAAATCGCTTCTACCAAACGACTGCGAGTTTGAGATTGTCGAAAATAATCCGCTACTTGGAGAGTCAGTGCATTTTATGGATTCAATTAACAGAGTAAAGGATGGGATTACGTTTTACGCTCATTGTAAAGGCGTTTCTCGACCTGTCTGGAGTGGATTAGATATTTGGATTGAGCAATTATACAAAGGTAACTTGGATAGTATTCCAGACCTTTCTAATAAACTATTTTCTGGGGTATGTGGTAAGCTTTTGCCATGCCCTCCTTATGTTCCGCAAGAGTTTCATTACTCTGGATCGTTCTACTGGTTTAATACTCAAAAAGTAAAACTGAGAATAAAGGATTACGAAATGAATCGATATTTAACCGAGAGATTTCCAGCAATTATTGCCAGTAAAAGCCAGTGTAATTTTGCTTACCCATTTTCAGATAAGAATTTAAACTTTTACGAGGAGAGAACGTGGATCAACCTTTAAAGATATTTTATTCAAACCCGTTTGACTTAAACAAAAATATAGGTAAAGCCTACAACGAATACTTGGCTAGTCTAAATGCAAACGATGATGATTGGGTAGTAATGCAAGACGGAGACATTTTGTATCTGACTCCAGATTGGGGAAAGAGAATACACGATGCTTTGTCTTTAGACGGAGACAAATTTGGCTTGGTTGGATGTTACACCAATCGGCTAAGATCAAAGCACCAATTGCATGGAAAAGCCTTTAGTAACGATTTAAACATTAGAAACCATTACAATATTGCCATGTCATATGAGGGGGGTGGGATAGAAGAAATTAAGGAATACATTGCAGGATTCTTTATGGCATTTCAGTACAAGACTTGGAAGAAAGTTAAGTTTACCGAAAATAGCTTGG